AACGGTGACGCCGTAGGCCGGGCCGGTGTTTGCGTAGACGGAGCCGCCATCGGTGACTGTCACTGACTGAATGATGCCGCGGTCACGGTAATACACCGCGTTGTCGTAGCCAGACACACTCGCGATCGCGCCGCCCGACAGCGTATAGCCCAGCTCGATGTCGCTGGCGTCGCCATCAGGCCACAAGCCAAACCGCGTTCCGGCGTTGGGCTTGAGCAGGACCGTGCCGCCAGTCGAGTAGCCCGAACCGCCGTTGGTCACGGTGATGTTCGTGATGTACCAATAGCCCGGGAACTCCCCATCTTCTTCGTAAGTGATTGAAAACGCCGCCCCGATTCCGCCGGCCCCGGAGGCATCGACTGCGTGCGACGCCTGCTCAAGCGTGCCGACTGTGGCAGCCGGTGCGGCAACGGTGGTCGTGCCTGCGCTGGCGAACGTCACCCCACCTTCGTTCGTGTAGCCCGTGCCGCCAGCCGACACGCTCACGCCAGATACGGCCCAGGTCGGCGGCGACCCGGACTGCGACAGCGAAACACTCAGGGACGCCCCATTGCCGCCCGGGGCCGTGGCCGTGATCGTCGGCTCGCTACGGGCGACGACCGTCGCCGAGGCCTTCGTCGTCGTCGTGTCGCCCGCCGCGGCCGTGATCGTCAGCGACGACCCGTCAACGTAGCCGCTGCCGCCGCTGGCCGTCGCGCTGTCGAGCGTCCAGACGGCCGGCGTCCCGCTGCTGGTGAGCGTCGGCGCGAACGTCGCGCCGACGCCGCCGCCGCCGGAGAGCGTCAGCGTCGGGGCGACGCGGCCGATCAGGGCATACCCGGAGCCGCCGTCGAGGATGTCGATTTTCGTGATCACGCCGGCCACCGTCTCGTTGACGCGGACGGACGGACGGACGGCCCCGGCGGCCCAGTCAGTGATCGTGCTGATGCTGATCCGGTGCCGGTATGCGCCCAGCATCTCGTCGTCCCACGCCGGGAATGTCACGGTGACCGTATCGGGCAGAGTGCCGGCCGGGCAGTTTTCGCACGGGGCGTTGCCGCACGCGCAGCAGGACGGCAGCAGGATGCCAACCGGGTACATTCCCAGTGCAAGTAGCAGGATCGCCCACGCGGCGAACGGGGCCGGGTCTGCCTGCACGATAACGGCAAGGACTTCAAACACGATCAGCACTCCGCCGAAATGAGGTACCACGCGTTCAGCGGTCCGAGGCCGAGCATCACCCACTTGCTGGACGACACGTCGGCGAACTTGTTGACCGCTCCAGCCTGCGTCCCCGTCTGCGTCTCACTACCCGCCGTCCCTCCCGCGTAAACGTCAATCGTAGCGGTCGTGCCTTTCGACCACGCGGCAGTCGTCTTGCCGAGTTTCATGAACACGGCGTCAGCGGGCAGCGGAAGCGGACGCTTGAACGTCAGAGGCGTGCCGTTCCGCTCGCCGGCCTCAAAGCCGCGCACTGCCGCGGCGATTCGCTCGGCGGCGCTCGGCACGAATGTCACGCGGTCGGCCACGCGTCAATCCTCAAAGATGGTGATGAGCAGCCGGGCGTCGTTGGCGTTGGCCTTGGCGGCGTAATTGCCGGGCGACATGCGGAACAGGTTCATCTCGCCCGGCTCCAGCCGCACGCTTTCAAAAAGCGTCGTACCGCTGAGGCGGCCGAACGAGACGATCGTGGTGCCAGTCGTGTCGGTGACAAGCGACCGGGCAACGCACAACCCAAGCGTCGTCATCGTCACGGTCGAGATTTGCTCGGTGGCCGTGGCAAGGTCGAGCGTCACGCTCATCAGGCCGTTGATCGCCATGCTCGACGTCTGCGCCGTAGCGGCGTACGACTGCTGCAAGCCGTCTTTGTCGAGCGTCACTCGGATGGAATACAAGAGGTCGGGCACGGTGCTCTCCTATGAGGTGGCTGGTGGGGTTCCAAAGTACGTGGACATGGTGACTCGCTTGTAGATGCGTCGCGTCAAAACCGCAGGCAGACCGCTTGAGATACCACCGGAGCCGTTGAGCGCGATCGGGTTCGCGCTGGCAATCTTCTGGCCGTTTTCGTCCGTGACGAAAGCCCGTTTCTTCACGCCGGCCGCAATGTAGTTGAAGCCAACGTCTGGCAGGAGCAAGTTCCACCCGGTCTGGCGGCAAAGCAGTTCGGCCTTGATCTTCCAGTACTGCACTTCGATCTGCGGGGGGCTACCGGTCTGGTCCGCGTTCGGCACCTTGATCGTCTCGACAGCCTGCTCGCCGCTGATGCCTTGAACCTTCACGCAGTCCTGCGCGAACCCAAGGTACGTTTCGTCGTTCAGGCAGTTCGTTACCGCAGCGGCGATGGCCGACGGAAAATACTGGCGGTTGGATTCGATGATGATTTTCTGTTGAGCCTCATCGACCGTCAGCCCCTCGAAAAAGTCGTTCGCAGAATTGACCAACGGCTTCTGTGTACTGCCGTCGTAGTACGCCAAGGCCGGGACGGCGACGCCCTGCGTCTGAAACGTCCACTTCGCCGGTCGCTCCCAGGGCAGTTTCGTGTCGTCGTTCTCGGAGTCCTTCTTGGCGTACTCCTCGTAGTCCGCGACGACCTCAACGTGATACCGCGACTCCTCGTAGCCCTCGTTGACCTCGATGTTGGAGCATGTGATGTCCAACTTCTCGGGGTGCGACACGCCGTGATACAAGCCGAGCGTATCAAGGATCGCAGCCGACGAGGTGTCCGGTGTGTTGAGCGTGACGACGAACGTCCGCTTCATTTTCGGCAGTTCGCCGATCTTGTGCGTGTTGACTCGGGGAAGTTCTCGCCAGTTGTAGACGCTCATCCAACCCCCGCGAGTATGTCAACCTTGGTGGCTTCCAGTTTCTTGATGTCCTCGCGGAGCTTCTGAAGTTCCTTCGTTTGCTTCTTGGCTTCCGAAAGCGCGGGGTCTTCCTGAAGCGTGGCAAAGAACTGGCCGATACCGCCGTCGCGGAGGTCGTTGATCTTGATTGCCCCGGTGCGGGCGTCCGCGAGTTCCTTGATCCGCTCCATATCGATCTCAAACTGCCGCTCGGCGAGCGCCGTGTTCTTCTCCGCGACCTGCTCGTTGACCTTGCGGATCGCTTCCTGCTGCTTCGCGATGTTCGCCAGCGTTTCGTCGCGGAGTTTCTCCTCAAGTTCCCGCTGCTTCTCTCGCTCCGCGGCCGCGCCGCTGGCAACGTCCCGCTCCTTGGCAGCGACTTGATCCAGCGTCGCCAGCCGCTGCGTGGCGGCGTCGAGTGCCTTCTGATCGCCGGCCTCGCGGGCACGCTGCTGCTCCGCTTCGATGCGGGCGATCTCGTTTTCAATCGACAAAAGATTCTCGGCCGCCTTGGCCCGCTCCGCAGACCCGCCGAAGTTCTGGTCGATGTTCTGCTGCCGCGAGTAGGCGTCGATGATTCCCTGGACGTTGTCCGCTTCTGCCTTGGCCCGCCGTTCCGACTCATCGGCCGCGCCCTTGATCACTTCGATCTGCTGCTGGTACGCCGCGTTCGCCTTCTGCACTTCCTTTTCGTAGGCCGCTTCGTTGAGGATGCCGTCGTCGGCTTGCTGCTGCAACGCGGCGACCGCTTCTTGGAACTGCAAAGCCGCGTCGAACCCTGCCTGCCCGAACTTCGCCGACTCGTCGATGGCCTTGCTGACCAGTTCGCGAGTCTTCTCGACCGCCTTCTCGTAGTCGTTGAACCATTCCGGCGGTCCAACTTCCACGGCCTGTGATACCGATTCACCGGCCGCGTCGGCCGCGGCCTTGATGCCGAGGAACTGCTCGGCAATCGCCAGTAGCCGTCCCACCGTGCCGCCGATGGCGCTGGAAATGGCACCAAACACGCTGGAGATAGACCCGAAAACGGCTGTGATCGTGCTGCCGATGGCGTCGAGCAGCGGGCCTTGTGAGATGAACGATCCGACCTTCTCGACAAAGCCCGCCACGAACTCGCCGGCACGCTGAAACGCGGTCACGATGACAGTCACGATGCGGCCGATCGTGTCTCCAATCGCACCGATGTTCGCCGCGACTTGCCCGAGCGGAGTGAACGAGACGACCCACTTGACCGTCTCGACGCTGGCGTTCGTCAGCGACGTGACAACGCCCTTGAACAAGTCGAGTAGCGGCTCGACGGCCGTGAATACGGCATCGACCACCGCAGCAAACGGTTCAAACACCGCCCCAATGATCTGCCCGAGGCCGCCGATTACGGTGCCGAGCACCTCAAAGTTGCGGCCAATCTGCGTGAGCAGCGGCTGGAGTATCTTCCCGATGGGGTCCACGATCCGCGTGATGCCGCCGGTGACCTGCGCGAGTGCCCTCGCGATTCCTTCCCCCAGTCCGGCGAACGGCAAGAGCAAGGATTGCCCCAGCCCTTGCGTTGCCACGCCGAGCCGGTCTACTCCCGCCCCGAAGTCGTCGATGCGCTGCCGGTCGATGCCAGTGAGTGCCCGGCCGACTTCCTCGATGTCTTGTGCGGAGCCGTTGAGGTTGCGGAAGAACGGCAGCATGTCGGCACCGGCCTTGCCGAACAGCGCCATCGCGGTCGCGGTGCGGCGTGCCGGGTCTTCGATCTGCGACATTTTCTCGGCGATGAGGCGGTACTGCTCCTCCGGCTCCAGCGATTGAATGTCGGCGGCAGCAACTCCGAGTTCGTCCAGCGCCTTCCTTGCCGCCTTGCTCTCCTCGTCCACACCGAGGACGTTCTTTTGCAGTCGCCCAAACGCGGCACTGACCGCGTCGATACTGGTGCCGCTGCGGCGGGCGGATTCCTCCAACGTCTGAATGAACTGAAACGAAACGCCGAGTTTGTCTGCCGTGTTGCCCAGTTTTTCGACGCGGTCCTCCAACTGGAGCAAGCCGTTGGTCACGGCCGTAGCCGCCGCCCCGAAGCCGAGGATCGCTGCGGCACCGACGGTGAACTTATTGATGAGTGGCGTGATCGACGCCCCGAGTGACGTGAACCCCTGCTGAATCCCACCGGAAAACACCCGCCCCAGCCCCTCGCCGGCGCTGGTGATTCCGCTGATTCGCCCGGCGATGCTGCCAATCGGACCGGGCAGAGCCGAGAACACGCCCGAGAGTTCGTTGAACTTGAGCGTCGCCTTCTCCCCCGAGTCGGCGATCTTGTCGAGCCGCGGCGGAAGCCCGGCCGCGGCTCGCTCCGCGTCGGTCAGTTTCTTCGCTGCTGCCTCGACGGCTCGGTTGTAGGTCTCCTGCGTAATGCGGCCGGCGTCGAGTTGCGCCCGCAGGTCGGTCTGCGACCGGGCAAACCGCTCGGCCTCGCTGCGGTTCTGCTCCGTGATCTGCGCCGCCCGCTCAAATGCCGCCGCTTCCTCTTCGGCCGCCGCCGACAGCCGCTCCATCTCGATAGCGAACTGCGTGGCTCCGATCTTCCCGTCACGCAAAGCGTCGATGAGGTCTTGCGACCTGTCCGCGAATCGTTTCTGAGCCTCCCCCGCCGCCGACGACTCGCCGGCGAACTTGGCGAACTGCCCTGACAGGGCGTCGGACTGGTCGCCGAGCCGCTGAAGCGCACGCTGCACCGGGTCGAGCTTCAAGCCCGACGCGTCAGCCGTGACCTTCAGCGCCAGTGAAAGGACGTTTGCCATGACTTACTCAACGATGCCCAGTTGTCGTCGCAGTTCCAGAATCGCCGACAAGTCCTGCGACGCGTGCTGCGGCGGTTTTTCCACGGGGACAAACGAATCGGGCTTGAGCGTCTCCTTGCAGTGCGGGGCCAACATCGACGTGGCGACGAGCGAAGTCTGACGCCACGGGTCGGGTAGCGGGCAGAAGTAGCGGTCGAGTGCAATCCATTCCGAAAACTCCCGGCTGTCCATCCGCTCTCCGAGTTCGCGAGCGGTCATGTGCAGGGTGGCAGCAAGCCGCAACATGAACCGCCGCGTTGGAGAGACGTTCAGGATTTTCCCAGTTCCACCACGTCCTTCTCGCTCATCGCGTTGTGGGCCGATGCCTTGTCGAACAGCCGCCCGAGGACCGCGCCGCTCTTGGCCGCGAGTGCCTCGACCTGCTCGTTGGTAAACAGCAGCGCCCCGCTCTCGTCGCACAGCACCCGCTGAAGGTACTTCGTGCGGAAGTTGGCGATGCCGGTTTCCTTCTTGCCGATCCACAGCCGCTCGTAGTCGTCACGCTCTCCGACGCTCATGACGCGGATGAAAACGTCGCCGCCCCATTCAGGCACGGCAACCTTGAGCAGCCCGAGGTCATCGGCGGAAAGAATCTGTGCAGCGGTCAACGCGGACATGGTGTGTTCCTTACGGGTTTGATGGGGCACCAACGGTGTCCATCACCCTAAACGAGAGGGCAAGCGTGACGACGCCGTTGGGTTCCAACTGCGTGCCGCGGTCTTGGTAGATGCAGTCGGAGTCGTGGAGCGTGAGCGGCGTCGCCGTGCCGACCGGGCATTTCACCGTGAGCCGCTTCCGCTTGCCGTATTCGGAGTCAGGCACCTCGCCGACACCGAAGGTCTGTACGCGAATCTGCCCGAGGTCGAGCGTCCAGATGGTCGTGCGGCCCCGCGGCGGACCGCGCTGCAAGTCGATCTCAACCGCTCGCACTTCCGTGAGCGTGGCAGTTCCCCACGTCACGGTGCAGCCCTGAATCGGAATTGCCACGACGACTCCTCGTCATGGTCAGGTCAGCGAACCGGTCCGAACGAGGCTCAGCACGGCCTGACCGCGAACAACGTCGTTCGTCGCCAGCGTGAGCTGAGCGCTTGCCACCGTGGCGAAGAACGCCGTGGCCGGAGTCGCGGCGGTCGCTCCGATCAGAGCCGTGCCGCCCACCGTGATGAGGACCGTGCCCGTCGCTCCGTCCAGCAGGATCGTGCGGCCGTAGTAGTCGAAGGTGATCTGCCGACCGGACGAGCCGTCCTCGGCCGGAATGACGAGCGGCCGGTTCATCCGCAGCGCCTGCTCGCCGGTCGTCTGGCCGAGATGCGCGATGTCGATCTGCGCGTCGGCCGCCGCGGCAGGGTTCGTGTTGCTGATGACGATGTTCGTCACCGTGTAGAGGGACGCGCCGAAGCGAAGCACCGTTCCCGTTCCGTCGTGCGGGGTCTGACTCACGATTCATTCTCCTTCCAGAATATGGAATACGTCTGCGTGACCGCGTATACGGGCGGGGCTTCGCCCCCCGCAAGCGTCACGATGCCGTCTGTTTCGCCGATCAGCGTGACGTTGCGGATGTCTACTGAAGTATTCCGATGGACGTACCACCCATCCAGACTGCCCCGGCAGGCGTCGGCCAGTTCGCGGACCGCCTCGTAGGTCGCGGCGTAGAGTTCCAGGGCCATCTGCACCGTAGCCATGCTGGACGGCCCTGAGAGCGTGGCGTCGGGCCGCTGCACCGACACCCGCCTCCACGTCGCAAACGGCAGCGGGGCCGCCTCAGGGGCCAGCAGCGGGTACACGCGGAAGCCCAGCAGCCGGGCGGTGGCGGGGCTGGCCGCGAGCGTGTCTGCCAGCACGGCCTCGGGAGTGCGGGGGACCGGCATGAGTCAATCTCCGAGGGCGCCGGCGAACGTCCGCAGGGCAGCGACGGCCTGCTCCATCGAGATGCGGAGTTCGCGGACAAGTATTTCAGCCACGGCGGGGCGGGTCTGGTCCCACGCGGTCTTGAGCGGCGGCACGCCGGCGCGGCCGCCGGGCGGCGACGCGTTGATCTTGATCGCCGTCTCGCCCTTTTTCCCCTTCTTGAAAAACGCTCGCGGGTACGCGGGGTCGGTCTGGACGCGGCCGCCACCACTTTCGCCGTCACCAGCCCTGACCACCTTGAAAGGGCCGAGCCGGTTGAATGACGACGCGATGACTGCCCCCTGCCCCTTGACTTGATGCTGCTGCACCTCGACCGTCGTGCCGTTTCGGTAGCGGCGGGTGTGGGACTTGCGGGTGAACGGCTTGTCAGCCAGTTTCCCCACGAACCGGTCCCGCGTTCCCTGCTCGACAAACCACTGGTGGAATGCCCGGTCCTTGCTGGCGCGAACCGAGCCGCCAGCCGCGCTCGTCGATTCCGCCGCACCGGCACGCCGGTAGCCGACAAGGCCGACCGCGACGCCATCGCGGTTGTACCGCACGACCTTGAGCGCGGCCGCTCGCTTCAGGTTGCCCGTGGGGCCGACCGGCGTGATCTCCTCAAGCCGCTGCAAGACGGGCCGCACGGCCTTGCGAATCGCAGCCGCCGTGGTCTCGGCGTTTTTTTGCGGAGTGAAAAGCGTCGTGAGCCCTTCCTGCAACTGCCGCAGTTCCGCGATGTTCGCCCGCAGGCTGATGCCAACGATGCTCATACCACGGCCTCCGCGCAGAGCAGTTCGTGTTCGCTCCGGTTGTTGTGTTCCAGAAGCGACGTGATTTCCAGCGTGCGGCCGCGCCACAGAATCCGCATCGTGGCCTTGAGCCCACCCACGTACCGCAGCCGCACGCGGTGCGTGACCTCGGTCTGCTGCTGCCCAGCCTGAAGCACTTCGCGGCCCGACAGGCCTTCGACGCTCGCCCACCGCTCCGCGAACGTGGACCACGACGACACGCTTTCGCCAAGCCGGTTCCGCGTCTCGGCGGCCTGCTGGATCGTCACCCGCTCGCGGAGCCGGCCGGGATCGATCACGTCTCCCCCCACATGAGCAGTCGGTAGGTCGCTGTGCCGGCAGTCGTGAATACGTAGAACAGCGTGCCGGCTGGCATCTTCGTCACCGCCACCTGCCCTCCGCTGGTGAACAGCGCCGGCCGGTTGCCGGCCGCCTGACAGTGGGCCTCGTTGTCGGACACGAACGCCAGCCGGGTCGCGGACAGCGATACCGTCGCCCCGGCCGCGTTGCGGTACGACGCCGTCGAGACGGCCGCGGTAGCGGTGCCGGCGGTGCCGCTGACCACGGCGACGACTCCCGCGTCGAACGCCATCGACGACTCCAGCGACAACACCTTGAGGGACGCCGTGCCGTCAGCGTCGTGGAACAAGGCATCGACCGTGATCCGTCCTTCGACGCTCATCCGTATGCTCCCCACTTTGCAGAATCGAGCAACGCCTTGACGCCGAAAGGAATCTCGTTGGCCTGCAAGTTGTCGGCCGCCATTCGCCGCTCGTACCACAGGCCGACGATCCACAGGATCGCGTTCTTGACCCGCTGCGAAGTTGCCGCGCCGTCGGCCCCGCGGCCGGCCCACCAGTCCACGGTGACGGCGTTGTAGTCGCTGAGGTGTTCCGGCCACGAACCGCCGTAGTTGAACCGCAGCACGCCCGGCGTCGAGTCGCGGTCCACTCGGTAGCGATTCTCGGCAAGCGTCGTGGTCGATCCGCTGGCGAGCGTGTAGGTGATCGTCACCACCGTAGTCGTGCCGGCCGTCGCCATCGGCGGGCGGGGCAGTTCGATTTCCGTAGGGAAAAAGTCCATCCGCATCCGCAGTTTGCGATGCACGAAACACTCGTTGGTGTACGTCTCTGCGTACTCGGTCGCGGCGTTGACCAACGCAGAGATGTAGGTGTCGTCGGTCGAAACGTCCACCCGCAGGTGAGCCTTGGCCTCCGCGAGCGTCACCGGTGCGGCGGCAGGCTCAACCGTCGTGTTCAGGCTGCGATATTGCACGGGGCGGGCGTCCTCGTCGCGGTGTCAGAGCCGCCTGCTCGGCGGCGGGTTCAGCGGTGGCCTGCTCCACGAACAGGGCACGCTGGCTTTCAACGACGGCCACGCCATCGGCAACGAGCCGGTCAGCCAGCGCCGGCGGCTCGATGTCAATCACGGTTCCGACGCTGTAGGTCGAGTAGTTTCTCGTCAGACGTATTCTCACGATTGGGGTACGCTCCATGCAGTTTTCGGCTTGCCGTTGGCCTGGTAGTCCGAGAGGTACTGGTACACAGGCTTCTGGAGTTGCTGCCCCGGCCAGACCGCCACGTACTCCCCGTGCCCGATGCACGTTCGCGGCGAGATGTAGAGCTTGTTGCCCGACTTCTTGAATTGCTTCCAGAACCAAATGTCCGCATCGGTACGCCCGTCGGAGAAGTCGCCGGCCTCGTTCGGCTGATCTTGGAACCACGGCTTGAGCGTTCGCCGTAGCGCCCGCGTTGAAATGACCGTGCAGCCGAAGTGGGCGCTGTCCACTTCCTGCACCGGCTGGGCGAACCACGACATGTCCAGTTCGGTCTGCCCGTTCGGCGGCGGGTTGTCGAGCGTGTTCAGGAGCGTGAACATGGGGCGGCCGTCCTCCCGCTTGACCTGAAGCGGGGCGATCGCGTCGCACTGAAACACCATCGCGGTCGCGATGAGTTCCTCGACAACTCGCTGATCCCAAAACGAGTCGTAGTCGGTGCAAAGAATGTACTCGGTCGTGTCCTTGAACTGGTCGAGCAGGCGAGCCAGCACCTGCCCCCACAGCGCCCCCTGCCCGAGCGTCGGGCGAATATGAAGCGGCATCAACGCCTGAATCCAGCCGAACACGTTCGCCAAGGGACCGAACCGCGGAGCCGAGAGCACGCACTCGACCCGCACCTCAACGTCCGTTCCGCCGACTTTGACCAGCATGAATGCCTCCAAAAAAACGCGATGGCGGGGCAGGTCTGATGCCTGCCCCGCCATCAGTGTCGGGAGGGTGTCAAGTTTTTCAGTTGGAAAACTTGAGGCGGGTGTTCTTCTCGTCGGCCGAGTCGGGGCCGTCGGCACCCTTCGACAGCCGGCCCACGATGACCGCGCGGGCGTTGGTGTCGTTGGGAGCGGTGGCGAACCGGATATACCGCGGCTTGCCACGCAGGTCGAAGTCGAACCGCATGATCGTCGGCGTCGAGGTCTGAGCCGCCGCGGTGTTCGCCACGCTGGTCACCGCCGTCACGGAGCCGTAGGTCGCCGTGTACGTGGCGAGCGCGGCGGTCGTGTCGGCCGCTTCCAGCGTGAAGATGGAGGCAACGGCCGAGGCGACGACGCAGGTGGAATACACCGCATCGACCGACAGGTAGCCGTAGCCCAGCGTGTCAACCGTCAGGGCCACGGTGCCGCCGGCAACCGAAGAACCGGTCGCGACGCCAGACGCAACGCTGCGGGTGTTTTCAACGTGATTCACTGGTCAGGGTCTCCTTGAGTCAGGGTCAGGCGGCGAACTTGAGGGCGACGAGCGGGCCGGCCTTGGAGTTGTCTCCCAGGTCGTTAATGACGATCGCGTTGCGGGTCGTGGCGAACGTCAGGGTCTGGTCCAGTTCGATGAACCGCTCGGTCGAGGTCTTGATGCTGATCGCTCGCCGCTCGCCGAACGTCGCGGCTTGCGACAGGTCGCCGAACATGCAGGCGATCGTGCTGCCCGTCCCGGTCAGGTTGCTCTGGAGCGGCTGCGCCAGCACCACCGGGAAGCCGAGGAACTGAAGCCCAGCACCGCCGGCCACGTCGGCCACGTTGTTGCCCGAGGCCGCAACCATGAGCCGCAGCATCGCGGAGCCGTAGCCGGCCGGGCTGATGTACCACTTGGCGTTCCGCCTCGCGAACACCGGCAGGCGAGCCACCGTGTTCGTGAAGTCGGTGAGGTTGAGGGACTCGAACGTGTTGCGGGTGGAGCCAGCCGAAACCACGCTGCGGGTGTGGGTGCCGTCGTCGATCCCCACCGACGCACCAACCACGCCGTGATACGAAGCCAGCGCCCCGGTGCCGATCCAGCCGGCGTTGTCGAAGGCTTCGGCGAACGCCTGAGCCACCTCGACGGCCATCGCGTCTGCGAGGTCGATGACGGAATCTTCCAGCAGCGAGTTCGGAATGCGGTTGTCGATGCCCCACATCTTCGCGACGAGCGAGATGTTGTCGAACGTCACGTCGCTGGTGTCGGGAGCGGCGTTCTCACCGATCGGCCGAGCCGCCAGCCCGCCCTTGCGGCGGGCGACGAGCATGGTGTCGGAGTTCATCGGAACGCGCTTGGCGTTCGCGGGGAACGACCCGAATTCCTCGACAAGTCGCACGATTTCCGTGCTCATCTCGTCGCTGGTCAGCACACCGCCGAGGGCGTTGATGCCGCCGGCCTGCGCCCGGCTTTCGACGTTGTGGTCGGCACACCACCGGCGGGCCTCGGCATCGCCGAGGACGTAGCCGCGAATGTGCTGGCCGGCACGGTAGGCGGCTTCCGCCGAGCGGAATGCCTTGAGCCTGCCGTGGTTCGGGACGGCGAACGGCTTGCTGCGATTCTCGGTCACGGCGGCGGTCTCCTGCTTGGTGGCGGTCTCGACCTTCGCGGCGGGAGCGGCACGCTCCAGAATCGCCCGCATCTCCTTCTCCTTCACGGCGAGCCGCTCGCAGAACGCGATCTGCTCCTTGATCTTGTCGGCACGGGACTCAAGGCTGCGGAGCGACGCTTCCTGCTCCTCGCTCATCGCGGGGGCATCGCCCTCGGCGGGAGCCTCGGTCATCGTCTCCATCTCGGCGACGACGGCGGCGAGTTCGTCCAGCAGCTTCTTGATCTTGTCCACGTTCGCGGCTCCTGTTGTTCGGACAGCGGCACCACTGGCCGCCTGCTGCCAAACTACGGATACACCACGCCACCCATCCAGATGCCGCACGGTGGTCTTTACTAGGTAGTAAGACTGCGGCGACGAATCGCATCGGCAGGCACGACGCTCTTGGCCGTCGCACCACACGCGGCGCACCGCAGGTAGCGGGTTTGGTATTCGCCGCGTGACTGACTCGACACGACGCCGAGCCGGGCCTTGCGGCACCGCTCGCACACGTCGCCGGATTTAGCGGCCATGCTGCCTCAGGTAGTCGCGGAACGAAGCGGCCCGGCTGGCGACGGCGATTCGCTTGGAACGGAACGCGTCAAACGACCGCTTGGCGACGGCCGTATCCGCGGCCGGGTAGGCAGGAAAAGTCACTGGGCCGACGTCGATCAGCGAGTCAATCCGCGTCACCGTGCGGATCGAGCGGCCTTCCTCCACGCTCCATGCCTCGCCGTCGGGGGCGATCTGAAACGAGAACGAACTGCCCCGCACGATGCCCGCTTCGATGTTGGCGGCGAGGTCGCGGCCGTACGTCGTGTTCGGCACAGGGAACTCGTACCGCAGGCCGACTTCGTCCACGTTCATCCGCAGCGTGCCGGGATAGCGGGCGAGGGGGAAATTCGCATCGTGGTTCCAGAGCGCTCGCGTCTCCAGCGGCTTCTTGCGGCCGCGCCGCTCGGACACGATGCCGAACGCGTCGGGGTGAATCCGCTCTTGGAAATCACCGAGGTCGAGGCTGGTGACTCCGAACTTGGCTGCGTAGCCGACAATCCACTGCGACTCGGCGGCGCCTTCTTCAGCCCGCGACTCGATGCGGAGCAGCGGCAGCGTGCCGTTCTCCTCTTCGTACAGGCTGCGACGTTCAACGGCCATGCTGCGGTTCTCCTCGTCTGCGGCGTTCATCTGTTCCACCAGTTTGCGACTCCAAGCCCAGCCGGGATCGCTGCCCCACAAGGCCCACGCGATCCGGCCGTTGCTCGGAAACCCGTCCTCACCGGGCGACCATCCCTTGCCCTGCTTGTCTACTTCGTGCCGGTCGAAGTACGCCTTCATTCGGCGTGCCGTCTCCGGACTGATGTTCACTCCGTTGCTCAGGTCGCGACCGCGGGCGACGCCGACTTCCGTGCCGCCGCGGCCGTACTCGCTTCGCCAATCGAGTCCCTTCTGTGCTTCGGCTCGCACGCCGGCCGGCGGCGTGAAGTCGATGTGGTCATACCGTGCCGCCATCGCTGCCCTTTCGCTTGCGTCGCGGCTTGGCGTACTTGCGGACGAACTGCGGCGAATCGTCCACCCACACGTCTACGTTGACGCCAGCCGCCTTGGCGGCGTCGTCCTTGAGCGCGTCGCCAACGAGCAGCACTTGGCTGAACGCTTCGGCGTACTCGCCCAGCGTGTCGGTCACGGTCTGCCGGTCGTCGGCCGTATCTGGCCGACGGCTGACCATGACCACCGTGTTCCCGTCCGATACCGCTTTGCGGGCGAAGTTGCCCCACAGTGCCGGGTCGGCCGCGAACGTCCGGTCGAAGTCGATACTGATCGTCATGGCTCGCGACTCGGGCTGCGAGCGTGCTGGCGGCGGAGCCGGCAGCGGCAGCGGTGCGGCTGGCTCGGGGACGCCCGCGAGGATCGCATCGACCTGCGATTGCGGGATGAACGGAAAGGCTGCCGCGACCGCTGCAGCGGCACCGCTCTTCGTGAAGATGCCTGTGCTGACAGCCTGCAGGATCGCGAGCAGCCCCGTGATTTGTGACCCGTTGAGCGACACGTCTGCCGCCTGCGGCTCGCCGGGGACCGCGTCGGTCGGCCCCGCCGCAGCGGTCGGCTCGGTAGCCGGCAACTCCACCGTCGCCGTCGGCTCGGGCATCGCGGCCGCCCGGCCAAGCGTCGTCATGTTGAGTTGCACGAACCGCGTGTCGCCGGCCTCCACCGGGTCGAGGTTCTCCCACCCGCGGATTTCGTTGATGCTCGCCACGCCGAGATTCCAGAGCGTCTGGTAGTACGACGCGCGGGCCGTGGCGTCGCCACGCAGCAGGCCGCGCACGTCGAACTCGGCGAACAGCGAATCGTCCGTGATGAGGTCGCGGGCGAACGCCGATTCAAACCGACGCAGCCAGCCGAGCAGCGTGTTCTGGAGGTAGTCGAGGCTCTGCTGCTCGATGTTGGAAAACGACGAGCGGGTCAAGTCGCCGACGAGATGCGGCGGGCACCCGTAGATGCGGCAGATTTCCTCGACGGAAAACCGCCGCGTCTCCAGAAACTGCGACTCTTGATTCGTGCCGCCGAACTCCACAGGCTTGAGGCCGTTGGTCAGTACCGCCGTCCGGTTGCTCCGGTCCGGTCCGCGATGCACCCGCTCCCAGTTTTCGCGGAGCGAGCGGGCCGCCTCGGCGTCCATCATGTTGTCGGTGGCGAGGACCACGCCGGGGCGTGCCCCGTTCGCGAAGAACGACGCCCCGTGAATCTCGCACGCTCGGGCAAGCCCGATAGCATCGCGGGCCAGTTCCACAGGAATCATGCCGTTGACGCCGTCATCGGACAGCCACCGCAGGTGCATGATCTGGTCTTGCGTGTAGACCGTCTCGGCTCCGCTTTCCTCGCGGTACTTGTACCGCAGCCGCCCGTTCTCGATCCGCTCGGGCTTCATGCGGCTTGGATGCAGAGCAATCAACTCCGACGCGAAGCCGGCGGCCCCGGCCCGCATCTCGACGTAGGCGTTGCCGTGCAGGCAGAGGTGCAGCATCAACTGCTCGCGCCACTCAAAACTCGTCTGCCAGCCGTTCGGCGTGGCGTGCAGCAGGCGGTAGAGCGGATGCTCGCGGGCGATCGTCTTGCCGCCGTCGGCCTGCCGCCGGTAGAGGTGCAGCGGCAAACCCGCGACCGAGGTCGCCAGCACGCGGACGCACGCCAGCACGACGGTCGAACGCATCGCCGTCTCGGAGTCGATCCGCACGCCGGCAGGGTTGCGGTTGCTGCCACCGAACGATCCGCCCTCGTAATCCCAGTGCCGCGACTCCGCGTCACCAGACGGGAGCCAGAGGATTCGCGGGTGTGCGTCTGCGATCATGGGTCAGATGATGAAGATTTCGGGGGCTTGTTCTTGAGGCTTCTTCGCGGCGTGGATGCCGACTGCCATCGTCAAAGCCACGATGCCGTCGATCCGTTCGCTTTTCCCGTATTCCGGCTTGATCGGTTTGATGTTCCCTGCGGCGTCCATCTTCACGCTGACGTTGCCGGCCATCCATCCGAGGATTTTGTTACCACCGTGCCGGAGCTTCCCCGATGCGATGAGGTTTTCCAGTTGCTTTGCGGCCGGGCTCATGCTGGCGTAGCCCTGTCCAAAACCTACAACGTCGAGCCCGTCCCCTTGCAGTTGCAAGGACAACTGCGTAGCCGACCATCTATCGATGGCCAGCTGCCGCACGTTGTATTGCTTGGAAAACTGAACAATGTCCCGGCGGATCACGTCGAAGTCCGTCACGTTTCCGCCCGTCATGGTCAGGCCGGTGGACGCGTCTTTCGCCCACGACACGTACGGCACGCGGTCCTTTCGCTCCCGCTCCTGTGCGTTGTCCCCTGGAATCCAGAAACGGCACAGAACGTCGTAGGTGCCGTCGGGGGCGGGGAACACCGCGACGAACGCCGAGGTGTCGTAGGTGGTCGCAAGGTCGAGGCCGCACCAGCACTCCCGCCGGTCGAGCGGGCCGGGCGGCTCCGAGGCGCAAGCGTCCCACGCCTCCATGCGAATCCAGCGCGTGTCCTGCTGCGTCCACTGGTTGAGTCGGTAGCGGCGGAACGAGTTTTCTTTCGTGTTGGAAAGTTGGGCCTCGCGGCAGTCGGCGGCGAAGTCCTCCGGTTTGATCGTCACGCCCCACGACGGGTTCGCCTTCGGCCACGTATCCTCGGCTGTCCATTCGTCCGATTCCTCGGCCTCGTAGATGCAAGGAAAGAACGTCGGGTCGTGCGTCCAATCCCGCAGCACGGCCTTGGCGTAGGTGTACTGCTCCCAGCAGATAGAGTTGCGGTCGTGGCCGGCCGTCGTCACCGACACAAGGAGCGGCTGCTCTCGCGCCGCGCCTCCGTAGCGGAGCGAGTCGAAAAGCCTTCGGTCACGCTGGCTGTGCAGCTCGTCAAACAGCAGCCCGTGAATGTTCAACCCTTCCGCCCTGAAAGCATCCGCCGAAAGTACGCGGTAGAACGACGCCTCTTTGCGGTAGGCGATCGTGCGGCGGGAGTCGATGACTTCCAGCACGCGGGAGAGTTGCGGCGACGCCCGCACCATCGACGCCATTTCTCTGTAGACCAACGAGGCTTGCTCACGGTCCGCAGCCGCCCCGTACACCTCGGCCCCGTTCTCTCCATCCATCACAAGCAGATACAGACCGATGCCCGCGAGGAGCGTTGACTTCCCCTGCTTCTTCCCCGTGGAGATGTAGGCCACGCGATAGCGACGGGTGTCGTCGGCGAGTCGCTTCCAGCCGAACAACTCGCCGATCATCACCGTCTGCCACTCAAGCAGGGCAAACGGCTGGCCCGCGTGCTTCCCTTTGCTGTGCCGCAGCCAGCCTTCAAAAAAGTTGACGGCGTGCTGCGCGGCTTCAGGGTCGAAGTAGTAGTCAAGCCCCAGGCGTGCGGCGTCGCTTCGCAGCGTAGGCGGCAACCGGGTCTGCTTCTTCACTGCCATGCGTGCTCACCTGTGACCGGCTGCTTGGCGTCATGCCGAAGTCTTGCTGCATCCTTCGCAAGTCGCCACGCAGCGACCGTTCATCGACCGACCATGAAAACGGCTGCGTCCATTTGATTCGCAGCCGTCCGTCCGTGCGGTTCGGGTCTGGCTCCATCGTGATGTTGTCGCGGCCCAACTGCTTGCACTTGTCGCGGGCCTCCAGCCATTTAGACCACGTGTGGCAATAGAGTGCCCACGCATCAACGTCGGCCTCCGTGAACACTCGCATCCGCCGCAGCATCGGCACGGTGTCGTTCCACTTCTTCACCGCGACCGGGTCTTCGGCAATCCACCCGGGAGGGTCGAGGTTGTCGAGCAGGTCGGGCGTCGGCTCGTTCGTCGGCAGCGCCGCCTTCGACGGGTTGCCGCGAATGTATTTCAGGATCGACGGTTCGGGGGCGGGGCCACGTTTGCCCATGTCATGCTCCTATCGCTTCGCAGGTTTGTGCTGCTATTTTCTTGTGACAGTGATTTAGCAGCAACTGCTGGGCGGCTTTTTTGTCGAACCTGCACGGTTTCGCAAGCTCCTCGACCAAGCTATCGGAGCAGCGAACGGTACGGCTTAGTTGCGAAAGCAGGCCGCTCGGTTCCCATGCTTCGTGCAAAATCAGGGAACATCCTGCGTCCACTGCCTCAAGGAACGTGTACTGCGTTCCCCTGCCGTCTTTTTTGATGACAGAAAGATCGACCATTTTTTTGTACCCGCAAGCGATTTTCTGACACGCCCAGAGGCTGTTCGCGCTCGGGGAGGAGACATAGTTCTTCTCCCAGCCTGGGTGCTTCGCGTCGAGCGTGAAGTAGGAGTAGATGCGGTTGATCGCGCCGTAAAGTTGAACAGGCTCTTTTAGCCGTTCGTTCGCGGATGCGATGATGGATGTGTTTTTGTCGTGGTCGATTCTTGATATCGCGCACGCCAGTTTTTCTTTGGTTCCTTGCTGCCCACGGGGCGCGTAAGGATGAAGGGTGAACTTCGCATGAGGGAGGTGCGAAAGCATCGACTCACGGATCACAACCACCTTCGCCGCCGGGAGTGCCGATGCAAAAGGCTCTTTCAGTTCCGTTGGATCGTGCACGCAAACGGATGCACCCGAAAGCATCAAACTGCACGCGGCGTCGTAGTATCCCTTTCCAACTGCGGTGATGAAACACGGGTTGCTTCGCGCCATTGAAACTGCATCGCTTAGCGTGATGTTTGTGTATTCGATCCCCCTGCCGTACGGCCGCATTCTGCCGTCTGTTTTGCTACCTATCTTGAACAGCACTGGCCGCTTGCCTGTTTCTGCGAGGCCTCTGTAGAGATGCGACGTGTAGGTAGGCCAACCGCCGTACCTCGGCTCTGCGAGATAGAAAAGACATATAGCCATTATGCGAGCGGCTCCCCTCTTTTTCTGTTCTTCGCCCACTCGACTTCCGCTTTGGCTTCTTTGCAGTGGATCATGTTCTCGCGGTAGTAGAAGACGAGTGTGATGCGCTCGTAGCCGAGCCGCATCCGCGTGAATGACGTGTTGCTGTGCCACTCATGCACGTCCGCAAGGCACAGGCACCCGTGGTCGAAGTTGACCGCGACGCGGTACGCCGGGAACACCAGATACGCCCCGTCGTACTTGTCGTTCCGCAGGCACGACATGACGCCGAACCCGGCGGCAAGGTCGCCGGCGTCCTTGTGAGTCGCGGTCTGGAAGTTCTTATTGACGGTGACCGTGGTGAAGGTGCTTTGCGGGATGACCCAATCCGACGCGGTGCGACTCGCGCAGTTGCGCTGTGCAGCCCAGCGATCCGGCGTGAACTCGCGGAACCCTTGATCAGCGCGTTCGATGTACGGAAGGAAACGCTTCCACGTAGCGGCCTGCGAAATCAAGAACGATGTTTGACGGCAAAACGGAAACCTCGCACTGCGGTCGAAGTATCCAATGATTCCGCTTTCAACCTCGCCGCCGCGAGTGGTGTTGCTGATCGTGCCGTCTTGCTTGATCGTTCGGAAGTTCGTTTTTGAGTGCGCCTCGATTGGCCGATGCGTTCCGAGCGAGACTTGCTTGATGTCACCAGCCGCCATGCCGCGATTGTTCGTTTTCGTTGCCGCCTTGCGGCACGCTGGCAGAACCGACCGGCACAAATCCTCGCCGAACCATCGCGGGCGGTACTTGACCAGCGGCGTGCCGTCTGGCTTGAAAACGTCGCACGGTTCGTCGCCGCCTAGCAGGTGATCGTAGTGCGACTCGTCGAGTTTGGTTCCCGCGAGGTGGTCGGCCGGGAACTTCTCCTTACAGTGATGCACTTGCACGACGCACCGCCTCCAGAATCGTGTCGGTTATGTTGTGCGTGCCGTATGCTTCGGCGAGCGCAGCGCAGGCGTCTTGAAACTCTCCGATGTTCGACTCGTCGAGAAACAACTGCACCATGCGGACGCCGCTCGGGGGAGGCTCGCCAGCGGCATCTTCATCCGGCTGGTCGTCGCCGTCGTTGCCGAGCGACGTGCTGAGTTCTTGATACAGCCCCGCCGCGCTCGCCGTCGCCGACAGCATCTGCTGCAACGCCTCGCTCCCGGTATCGACGGTGCGAAGCAGTTCGTCCAACTTCGCCGCGTCGGAATCCGCCATCGCCGCCAGCGGATCGAGCGTCGCGAGAATCTTGTCGGCCTCGGCCTCGTTCACGTCGAGGACCAGCACCGGCACGTCGCCGTCGCCAAGCGTCTCGGCACGCAGGTGGCCGTCGATCAGCATGAGGGATCCGTCTGGCAACTCGCGGGCGAGGCAGGCGTCGGCAAGGCCGACTTCGGCCAGCACGCCCCGGAGGGCATCCTGCTGGGCCTTCGGATGGGTTCGCCAGTTCTTCGGATTGGGCCGGAGGTCGCTGGCAGGGACCATGCGGAGCGATTTGACGCGGTTTCGGATGTTCATCGGGGTTTCACGGGGGGTGGCGGCATCGGGCCTAGGATCGCGTTATAGGGGCCGTGGCAAGCGTTCGACCGGGGGGGCCGAAAACCCCCGGCCGCACGGGGGGGAGGAAACACCCGGTTTTCGTCAAAAACCGCCGGAAGGCGCGCCCCACCCCCCCCTACCGGGGGCTACGCGGCCGCGAGGCGTCGGCCCAACTCCCCCTTATTACATGGGGCCATTCCATCGCGGTCATCCCTGAGAAATCGCACACTGATCGGAGTTTGTCTTGCGACTGTGGCAGGAGTGGCACAGGCACTGCCCGCCATCCACGTCGTACCGGGAGCGGCCATCGCGGCACACGCCGGTCCCATGCACCACCGGGCTGATGTGGTCGGCGTGTGCCTCACGCTTGTCGGCACAGACGCGGCCGCATCGCTGGCACTGCCACGCGTCGCGGGTCAGGACCGCAAGCCGCCACGCTTGGTGCCGCCGGTCGGTGTATCCACGCTGGTAGGCGTTGGGCCTGTCGTCGGGCTGGCGGAACGCCCGCAGCAGCGGCGTGGCACGGAACGTAGGGATACGCGTCGGCATCTCACGACTTCAGGGAGACCACGCCAATCGTGCCGGTCGAGTTCGTAGTGGCCGACGCGATCTTGAGCCACGGCACGGCGAACACTTCGTCGGGCAGGGCGTACACGCGGCCGTCGGCCGTGCTGGGGGCCAGCGTGACGTCGGCCGCCGAGCCGTCAGCCTTGTAGACCCGGCGGAACGGACCGGCCTCGTCCGTGGCTCCCCACATTTGGAGCGAGGTGGCCGCGGTCAGCATGGTGCCGAACGACACGACGCCGCCTGCCATGTCGCCGAGGTTCAGCGTGGCGCACGACGCCGTGGCCGTAGCCAGCGTGATCGGCGAGAACCTGACCCGGCGAACGATGCGCATCTCAGACATAGCGTTTCTCCTGTGTCACCGCACCCTACCAGACCGGTCTCCTATGCTTGCAGACCCCGACATGGCTATGGTTCCTTGTGAGGCACGGGTATGGCCCGGTGCGTGGCCTTTCGCTTCAGCCTACCCCGGTGCAGTCACGGTTCGGGGGTTTGCGGCAGCAGGGCCACCGCGTCAGCGATGGCGACGACTTCGATCTCATTGAACCGCACGGCTGTCTCTAAGGTGAAGAGCGTCACGCGGGCGGCGTGTAGACGTATCCAGCCTGCGCGATCGCATCGAACAGGGCTTGGTCCACCGCGTAGTACGCCCGCACCGCATCGGCCTCCTGCTTGGTCAGTGTCGGCTTTTCCCGCCGTGCCCGGTTGAGTTCCGGCAGAGGGGCGTCGATGCCGATGAACGCCGCCGCCGCCGCAATGTCGCGAGGGAATCGGAAACAGGTTGTCGGGCCGACTGCGTACTGGTACTGGTGGAAGAAATGCGCGTCGGCACGCAGCCGATCCGGCCGCCACTTTCTGTCACGCCGCTGCATTCGCGCCACCCGCTTGGCCGCCCGCTCTCGCTGCTCGGCCCATCGCTCGGGCGTAATGTCGCTGGGCTTCGACCTCGCGAACGGCTTGTCTTCAACCAGTGAGGCAATCGCGGCATCCGCCTTTCGCGTGCTGATGCCGACTTGCTGGCAGGCTGTGATGAACCTGTCCACAGGATCACGGACGAGGAGGACCACAGGTTTGTCAGGCGTCCGCCTGCCGGGACACATCCAATGGAACGGACGATCTGCCTCTGTCACGCCGGCCGGAAAGGCAGCAGTGCGAATCAGCCAGTCCAGTCGCGGATAGAACTGCCGAATGAGCGCGCGGGCCATCGCCGTTGAGCCGACCTTCGCGTTGAGGGCAACGCTGTAGTTGGGGGTGGAGTAGTAAAACATTACGGGTACACTCCGAGCGGGCCGGTGGGGGGGGTGAAGTTCGCGGTATATACTGCCGCATTTTTCACAACGCGAAAGTCATCAATGTTCCCGTCAAACGGCTCGCCTCCTCCCGCCAACGCTCCCAGTGTCACAGGTTGCCCGTTGTTAGGCTGCGAGGCGAAGGGGCCGGATGCGACCTCCGCGCCGTTGCGATACATCTTCACGGTGCCAGGGACTCCGACGATTGCGTAGTGATACCACACGCCCTCGTCCATTTCGGTCGGGTCAAATACTTCGTTTTGCCCGCCGGCGCCACCACCGCCACCAGAGGAGTTTGCAGAAAAGTAAAAATTCGCCGTCTCGGGATTGCTGAAACCAACAAGCCATTGCCAGTCAACGCCCGATCGCTTCGTGGCCACAGTACAGTAGCCATTGCCGCGTTCGTTGATGCGCAGCCACATTTCAATCGTAAACGGCTCAAGGTAATTGATGTCAAACGCCGGGCTGTCTGCGAACTCCAGATACCCGCCTTCCGCGCGCAGTGAGCCAGCCCCGTACTTCTTTACCGACGCGTCGATGAACACATCGCCACTATATGAGGGGATCGGCGCGCCCCCCGTAGCGTCATCGAAATTGCTGTCGAACGGCAGCAGGACCGTCGTCTGCGGCGGCACGCTCCCAAACACTGTATACCCCTTCGTTGTCGCAATCGTCGGGGTGTCGGCGCCGATGCCGGGATTGCGATCAACGAACAGTCTTCCACCGCCTGCGTCCAAGTCGGCGTAGAACTGGTCTAGCGCGGTGGCCGATAGCGAGTTTTTGCTGATTGTCCCGCCTTCGTACCCGGCGGGCGTGCCCGGAAACCAATTCTGCATTCCCGCCGGGTACGTCCAATACCAAAAGCCCGGCCAGCCAGCCGAACCAAACAGCGATACATCTTCGGCACGCACTTGCGTGAGCGCGTTGTCGCTAATGTCGAAGCCGTCGAACTGGCCCTCTGGATCGCCCATCGTATCGGACGGGAAAATCTCAAACGCCTTCCTCCCCCCCGCCGACTTGCTGAACGTGTCGCCACTCTCGTACACCGTCGTGGTGTTGTCCCACCACTTCACGGCGTAGAATCCGGTGTCGGATTCCGCAGTCCCGGTGACGTTGCCTGTGGATTTATCCGTCACGCACCACAGGCGGGTGTAGCCCGCTTCGGTGAACACCGGCGCTGAAGAACCTTTCGGCCTCAGTAGCCGTCCGCTCATGCCCATGGTGTCAGTTCCTCGTCGGGTCAGGCTTGTTGTCGTTCACCAGCCGCGGCTGAAGTGCGTATAGCAGTTTCGTCTGCTCGCCAACGGCCTGACTGATCTCGCGTTGCGTCTCGGCGATGTCCTTCAGGAACTCCCGGTGCGACTCAACCATCGGCAAGATCACGTCCTGTCGGCCGACGTAGCCGAGAAAACACGCAACCAGCGTGGCGAATCCGTACTCGCGGAGCAGTTGAAAAACCGTTTCCTTAGTGGCGTCGGTCATGGTGTCTCCCGCATCGCTTGCATCGCTGCCCGGTTGTCGCGGCTTTCCAGCCACCAGCGGATCAGCGTCTTCACGACCTCGCTGATCAAGGCCGACAGCACGAGCGTCAGGATGATGCCCATGCCGTACTGCTGCTGCCGTCTGGCAAGGCTCTTGGCGTAGATGCTGCCGAACGCCTGGACCTCGCCGTGGTCGCTTCTGGCCATGGCGGCCGACGGCCAATCACGCACGGCGTCCGCCACGATGCGGCTGACCACGCGCCGGCCGGCGGCGTGCTTCCGCACGCTCAACTGCGACCACACGTAGGCGTCGAGTTCGTCCCGTGTCATTTCGCGTTCCCCGTTCCGCCGCACTCCGGGCAGGTGATCACAATGCGGCCATCCGTGCTCATGCGGCCGGTGCCGAGGCACTTGGGGCACTTGCCGGCTGGCACGACGGGCTTCGGGGGGGCTGGCGTCGGGGCCGGCTCGTGCCGCATTTGAACGATCATGCGGGCCGTCTCGGCGGCCAGGTCAGCGGATACGCTGTTGTCGCTGGGCAGCGTGGCAACGCAGCCGGCAGCGACGACGAGAAAAGCGAGCAGGTAACGCATCACAGAATCCCTCGCAGCCAGTTGTCGGGCAGGGCGGTCGGCTTGAACCCGCTGTACCCGGCGTAGACGTAGGAGTCACGGCCAGACAGCATGCGGTCCACGACCTCGGCGTCCACCCAAAACGAGCAGTTGCGGACGGCCTCGGGCATGTCCTCGGGGTAGTGCTTGCCGGTGGTGTTTGAGTCGCCCCACGAATTGGCACAGAGCAGGCCGGGACGCTTGCCGAAACGGGCTCCGATGAAGGCCATGCAGTGCCACCAGACACCACCTGCCGAACAAAACCCGTCGGCGTCGCGGGACATGCTGAATCCCTGCCCGCTGCACACGACGACCGGGTAACCGTTGCTGATCGCTGCGGCGGCCTCGTTGAAGTTCGTGGCCAGCGTCGTCTCCGAGCACCGCCGTTCCTTGGCGAACGGCTCGAGCACGTCGGGCACGCCATTGCGGCCCCAGTCGCGATCACGGGCCTGCTTGCCCTCTTCGCGGATGATCGTCCCGGCGTAGTCAACGCCGTAGTGCAGGCAGCCGAAGTCGCGGATGCTCTTGGCCGCGTGAAAGCCTGTGGACCCGTCGCCGCCGGTGTTCGTCCGCTGGCCGCGGGCCTCGACCCGAGAGAACCCGTAAAGGCTCGACTCGATCACGCGGCCCTTCCACGTCTCGGGCTCTTTCCGCCAGTGGATGTCGCACGCGGCGAGCACGTCCACGGCGAGCGACGCGCCCCAGCCGACGCAACTGCCAACGTTGCCCTGCGAGCCGCGACGCCACGACGGCGAGCAGGCGAGCAACGCCGGGTAGAGCATCACGTCTTCGCCGGCCGCCCGAAGGTCAGGCCCGGCTTGTGCCAGCGTCGGGTGCCGCAACGTGGCGACGAACGACTCCGCACCTTCGGGATCGGGGACGTACCCCATGCCACGGTCGGCCATGTCTCAGCCCCCCGCCCATGCCAGAGCCTTCGCCAGTTCGACGTAGCGGCCGCGAGTGTCGGCAGTGACCGGCACGTCGTCAGATCCCAGCACGGCCTTGTACGAGGCTTCCACGGCCCCCCTGAGCGATTCGTGTCTGCCGGGAGCGTGACCGCCGATCCGCCGCCATGCGATGTCGAGAGCCGTGGCAGTGAAAGCCCGCAGTTCGCGGGTGTCGCGGAACGCCGGCTGGAGAGCCGTTGACTCGGCGGCCACGACGATGCCAGCCTTGCTCCACACCTCACGCCACAGTGCCCGGTCGGACGCCGGGAGCGACCGCAAAGCGTCGGCGACCGGCTGGACCGTCTGACGCATGGACTCGCTAGGCAGGTCCACCGTGACAGGCCGCGTCGGCAGGCTCGGGAGCGACGGCAGGTTGCCCCACGCGGCCCACAGAATCAGCCCTGCGGCCGCTGCCCGGCCGGCGGTGCCGGCGTAGGGCTTGCCACGCTTCCAGGCTTCAAGCAGCCACGGGCCGGCTTGGCCGACGTACGGGCCAGCGACGAGAGCAACCGCCGCCACCACCGCTGCGAGACGAACGAGATCATCGGTGTTCACCGGAGTGCCTCTGCTTGGGCCACGATCCACCGGGCCAGCGATTCACCCTGCGGCGTCTTCACCACGTCAGCCAGCAGCCTGACGAACTCGTCGTCGAGCGTCGCCTTGGTCTGAGAAGCACACCACTCGGCGGCGTCGGCCACGATGATCGACTGCCTGTACGGGTCCGTTTCGGCAAGAAATGCCCGCACGAAGTTGATGAGCGGCGACCACCTCTGCAAGAGCATCAGCGACTGCCAGAGGTTCAGGTTGCCGTACTGCTGCAACTCGCTTGGCGTCGCACCGTAGTTGTCCATGCGTAGATGCCTCCGAAGGGGGTGTCGTATCCTGCCATCCAGGCCCCGCCCCCTTGCAGTTCACTCGCAGCCGCGATTCAGGCTGTCCATCATGTCAGTGAGTTCCGCGGGGCATTCCACGACGCGGAGCCGAAACGGCGTCGCTTTCTGGACCTGTCTGGCCGCTCGCACCTCGTCCGTCCACAAGGCCGACTCGCAGGTGGCACGGGCCGCGATCATCGGGGCTAGGTCGAGGCTGGCCTCGCTGGCCGCGACTTCCTCAGGCGGCGGTTCTTCTTCCCGCGGGGGCTTGACCCTCAGCCGGCGGTCGTGCCGAGGGGCCAGCGGCACGACGTGCTTGAGCCGGATCAACTGGTCCCGCGTAACCGTCCAGAACGAGCAAATGGCCGCCATCGACGAGTGCGAGTCCCACTGCACCCGCAGCGTGCCGATGTCGATCTTGGACGTGTCACCGGGCATCGTGCGGTACCCAAAATGAAACGCAGCGGCTCGACGGGTTGAGGTAGACCGGCCGGCCGATCGAGCGGTGGAACGTGACGTGTTCGCAGTCCTCGCCCGTGTACCTGCCGCGGAGGTAGTCGGCCGTTCGATAGACTGCCAACTGCCCGAACGCCGACCGGAACGGCACCGGGGGGGAGCCGACCGCCGGATGCCACAGGTGAAACCAGTTTTGGTCCCGCCGCTGCCAGTGGTTGAGCCGCGCTGCGAAGGCGTCGTAATGAATCGCCATCGGCCCCGCCGCCTGCCGAACCTCGCCCCACGAATACGAAGCCATCGCGGCCTCGCCATAGAACGGGCTCGCCGGGTCGGACAGCCAGCCGATGGAGTTCAAGACGCCGTCCACGCTCCAGCCGCCCCACGGGTCGGTGTCGAACACCACGACGTAATCCGGTACGACGGCCTTGGCCCGAACCCATGACTGACACGCGGTGCGGTACTCAGCCAGCGCGAACGTGCGGGCCGTCTCGGTCGTGTGGTTGAGGTGCGGGCGGCCGTTGACGTTCAGCGATACCTGACGGGCCTCGTCGTCGGCCCACTGGGCAAGCCGCTCTTTGGTTCCGTCGGTCGAGTCGTTTTCGTAGATGAACGCCGACCAATGACCAAAGTAGCGACCGGTGACTTCAACGCGCCCGAGCGTCCAGTGCAGCCACGGCATCGCGTTGCGGCAGATGCCCACGAACGCCACCGACGACCGCGACGCCCACAGCCGGCCGGCTGCGACTCGCGAGTGGTAGTCCTCGACGAACTCCGCGTCGGGCGGCAGGAGCTTGTCGGCCCCGTGGTCTGTCAGGTCGTTGTAGGTGATTTCGCTCATGCGTGATCGGCCTTGTCGTCTACGCGGGTCGCCGTCCACCGCTCCACGTGAGCCGCGATGTCGTCAGCCGTTTCGGCAACGTGGTGGTGTGCGGCGTGCCATTCGGCACTCGGCACATGCGTGCCCCGCTCCGCTCCGATGTTCTGGATGCGGCTGACGGCGGGGAATACCTCATACCGCCCGGCCCGCAGGGCGTGATTCACGATCACGTCCCACGAATTTTCGTCGTCTGGCACCCACCCGAAGTGCAGCCCGATCCACCGGTCCCGCCAGACGCCCCAGCCCCACGGCGTGAACCACCTCCGCAGTCCGCACTCGCCGGGCCGCCCGTTGCTGATCTTTTGGTAGCCCGAGACGTTCATCACGCGAGGGTCGTTGCGGTACTCATCCCTCGCCCACGCGAACCACCGCAGGCAGTCGCGCGTCGGCACCGTGTCGTCCTCAAGATGAACGTGGAACTCGCTGCCCATCTCGCTGAACCCGTACGCCAGAGCGTTGCGGATCGCTTTGTTGCACCCCTGACGGTCGGCGTAGGTGCGAGACTCAAAGCCGTACCGGGCCGCGATCGCAGCGGAATGCACAGACTCGTCAGAGGCGTCGATCAGCACCACCGCACGGCACTCGTCGATGCCGCGGCACGACCGCAACGCCGCGAGCGTCTGCTCAAGATACCGCGGGCGGTTATATGCCGAGACGGTGATGTTCAGCGGCGCACCCATATCGCTGCTCCGTTTCGCACGGTCGAGTCGCACCACACCGGGAACCAAGCCGGGTCTGCGGCCAGTTCGCGGTTCGCCCGGTGGCACTTGAATGCGTGAAACGCGTCGTCGAGCATCAGACACCGCACACGATCCTTGATGAGCCGGTAGTCGTCATACCCGGTGAACTCGTCCCCATCGATCAAGGCCACGTCGAACGTGTCGGTCGTGGATTCAAGGTAGCCACGCCCTGCGCCGGCAAGGGTTCGCTGAGTCTCGTGCCACCAATCTTCGACCACCTTGCGCGGGTACTGCAGGCCGTTGTACGGCGACTGCCACACGTCGCGGTCGAAGACCCGCGGCGTCAGCGACGCAAGGGAAATAGACGACCGGCAGACCGCCGAAACCCACGGGTATGCCGCGGTTCGCTGCCGAAGTTCCAGGTGTCGGGCCGGGTTGGCCTCGACGCAGACAAGCCGGGGCGACGCCGCGCCGCGGAGCGATTCGATGAACACCTGCGTCGAGCCTTGCCCGTCAAACGATCCAATCTCAAGCACAGACGAAAACCCGCCCTGAGCCATCACCGCCGCGATGGCTTTTCCGAACGGGTCGTCGGGCGTAATTTCGGCTGGCATGCCATGCACTCAAGAAAAACGCGGGGGCCGCTCACGTGCGAAGCGACCCCCGCGTCTCGCGGCTCACTCGTAGCGAATCACGGCGAACCACATGCGGCGGACGGGCGACCACGCCACGCCCTTCTCGACGATCCGATACCGGCCGTAGAAGCAGCACGCCCGCTCTGCCGCCTCGGGCGTCGAACCCATGCCGATACCCTCACGGCGACCACCGTTGCG